TACCGAACATTCAACAACAAAACAAGAAAAAATAAATATTTTAAGAAGATTTGATAATCTTGAATCTTTAAAAGAATCAAAAAACCTATATAGAACAATTAAAGGTGAATTATCATCTAATGGTTCTACAGGTGAACAAAAAATAAACGAGTCAATTCAAAGAACTGTTAATAAAACTGCTGATACAGGATCTTCAGTTAATTTGATTGAATCAAAAACGTATGAGAATCCACAATTTTTAAGAATGAAGGATTTAATGACAAAAATAAAATAAACTAAAAAAATAAAAAACCAAAAAAAATGGGAGCATTATTAGAATCAGGTCTTGTTGGTAACATCGGGTTAAAACACCTTAAAGTTATCAAAGAAGATACAATTAACAAATGGGATCGTTTAGGATTCCTTGAAGGTCTTAGAGGCCACCTAAAAGAAAACGTTGCACAATTATATGAGAACCAAGCGTCTCACTTAATTAACGAAGCAACATCAGACGGAGCATCTAACGGAGCTTTTGAAACAGTTGTTTTTCCAATCGTAAGAAGAGTATTCTCTAAATTATTGGCTAACGACATCGTATCTGTACAAGCTATGAACTTACCTATCGGTAAATTATTCTATTTTGTGCCTAAAATTCAAGGATACGCTAACGGATCTTCATACGACGCTAATGGAAACTTACAAACTGGAGTACAAGACTCTGGAGGTGAGCATTACGCACCTTATGGAGCACCTAACTCACCTAGTACTCAAACACCAAACAGTGGTTACGGAGATGCAAGTGCAACTAACTTCCCTTTCAAAAAAAATCTTTATGATTCATTTTACGAAGGTAATGAAGCTGGTTTAGATCCTCCAGGATTGTTCGATTACTCTAAAGGTAAATGGACCGCAGTTACTGCTACCACAGCTGTACAAGTATGGGCTGGTAGTAGCTTAGTTGATTCATCATTAGACGCTTATTCAGGAAACACAAGAAAAGTTATTATGAAACTTTGTGGTTTTGCAAATGCTGGAACTGGAAAATTAATTGGTCCTGACGGTAGTGAAATTGATACAGAGTCTTTTCTTTCTGATTTAAGAATTTATGGAACTTCAGTTATTTCGGGATCTTCAACACCATGTAACGTATTACAAAATGCTGCTGGTCAGTATGTTCCTCTATTATTTAGAGTAGTAACTCAAATTTACGGTCAAGGTATTGTTACTCCAACAAGTACTAACACACAAACCGCATTTGGAAACAATGGTAACAACTACAATAACGCATCAACTCCTCCAACAGGAAATGGTGGAAGTTATAATGACATCTGTTCTCAAAATGGTTGTATATACTTAGAAGTAGATCTTTCTTGTCCTATATGTGCTGATTGTGATTCAACATCACTTGACGGATACACAGGTAGTACAATCTACTCAGGTACTTCAGGCGGTTCTTTCATAGCTTTCTATAGAAGATATGCAAACCTTGAGTTTGAAGATGAAATTGGTGAAGTTTCTTTTGACCTTGAGTCAGTTACAGTTTCTGTTACAGAAAGAAAACTAAGAGCACAATGGTCTCCTGAATTGGCACAAGACGTTGCAGCATTCCATAACATTGACGCTGAAGCTGAATTAACAGCATTATTGTCAGAACAAGTGGCTGCTGAGATTGACCGTGAAATTTTACGTGACTTACGTAAAGGTGCAGCTTGGAACCTACGTTGGGATTACAACGGATGGAGAAGAATTGCTAACCAAGCTTCTTATACTCAAAAAGACTGGAACCAAACTTTGATTACAGCAATTAACCAATTGTCAGCACAAATCCACAAATCTACATTAAGAGGTGGAGCTAACTGGATTGTTGTATCTTCTGAAGTTTCAGCTATCTTTGACGATTTAGAATACTTCCACGTATCTAATGCGGCTCCTGATCAAGATCAGTATAACATGGGTATTGAAAGAGTTGGTACATTATCAGGTCGTTACCAAGTTTACCGTGACCCTTACTTCCCAGCTAACCAAGTGTTAGTAGGACACAAAGGAACGTCATTGTTAGACACAGGTTACATCTACGCACCGTACGTACCTCTACAATTAACACCTACAATGTATAACCCGTTCAACTTTACTCCGATCAAAGGAATAATGACGAGATATGCAAAAAAGATGGTTAACAACCGTTTTTACGGAAGAATTACCGTTGATGGTGTTAGAACATTCGATTTAAGAGAATTGAGATAATCAAAATCTTAAAAAATAACACTAAAGGGACAAGAAATTGTCCCTTTTTTTATGTATAATAAATTACTTAATTAAAGTCCTAATAGATTTTGATATCACTTCAGATTCACCAATAGTGAACACTCCTTTAGAATGTGCGGATTTAATCGCCTCAATAAGGTAATATAAAGCGTGGTCATTATTCATCGTTGATAGTATTATTTCAAGATGTTCTTCACTTAATAAATCAATGGTTCCAAATAAATTACCATAATTTGTATTTTCTTTTTCCATATTTAAAATATAAGATATTTATAATATATAATCAAATGGATAGACTTAGTAAAATTATAAAAAAAGTAATAATGGAGACGACTAGTGATAGTCGTGGATCTAGAGGTTCATATGTTTCACCATTGTTACCTGGATATAGAGAATTTGATAAAAATCAAATGGCTCCATTTACTGAATTTGTAAATCAATGGGATGATGCATCTTTAGATCATGATAGTTTAGATGGTAAAATGTCCACAGATCCTAAAACCATACGAAGAAAAGAAAAAAGGGCTGAAAAAATTTCTAAATTTATGAAAAATAATCCTGACAAATTTGCTTGGTCTGAGGATGCGGGAATTATTAATTCATTACCATTTCATAATACAGATGCCAAACCTATAAAAAATTATGACCCAAAAAAAACAACGGTAAGTTTAGATGGGGTTGTTAGACAAATAACAAAAAAAATTAAAGAATCAATTAACGATTATGATTTAAATTACCCACCATTAAATCAAAATAGGGTTGAATTTTTAGAAAAAGTTCCATTTAATGAATGGATTGAGATTTCTGACAAAGGAACTATAAATGAAGATTTGGCAGTTTGGTTTGGTAAAAAGAATAAACCTAAGGGATCTTCTCAACCAAAAGGGCCTTGGGTTAACATTTGTAGTAAAGTTGACGGTAAACATCCTCCCTGTGGACGACAAGATACCTCTAAAGGTTCATACCCTAAATGTAGAGCCGCTGGTGTTGCTGGTAAAATGAGCGATTCAGCAAAAAGATCTGCTTGTCAACGTAAAAGGTCTGCCGAAAAAAATGATACACAATCCGGTAAAGGACAAAAACCTATTATGGTTAGTAATAAATAATCAATAGATTTTTTTGGTTGGTAAAATTTTAATCGAAATTAGAAACTCGTTCTAAGATATTATGTAAAGAGTTAGTGATTTGTGAATTAACGTCAACCTCATAATTAAGTCTTCTCTTATCTGCCTCAAGATCAAAAATATATGTTAATCTTTCCCAATCCCTATCATGTAGTTTAACATTATAATTATAAACGTGATTAGTGATCTCAACTCTATGGTCTGTCATTGTTATGAAAATTTTCATATCGTCATTTTTAAGATAACGTTTATCAGACATTGGGGCTATCATAAATTCCGTATTTTTATGTTGAATTATTTTAAGACATATTTTAAAACACGTCTTTTCATACGATATGATTTCATTTTGATAGGTTGGTATAATAGTTGAAGATTTTTTTGACCAAATATAAAATTTAAGTTTTAATCTACTAAAAAATCTTTTTATTTTGTTTTCCATATAAATATATTGTTTGTATCTACAAATATATAGATATTATTTGAATAAAAAAATATTTTTAAAAAAAAATTAACAATAAGATCCTGAACAATGTTTTTTACCGTCAAGACCTTTGATTTTTCCTTTACATACTTGAACAGCGTGACCATTTGCATAAGCACTTGGATACACGTCATATTTTGCCTTTGCTGATGCCTTACCTCTTGCACAAAGAGGAGTTCCCGTTTTTTTACGACCTTCCATCATGACCATGTCTTCATCATCCATGTTCATCTCCATACCGTCTCTTTCCGTCTCATTCATTAAAAAATCAAAGACTTGGTCCATATTGTTTTTTGCTTCTGAAATATGATCTTGTGCCCAATCGTGACCATTATCTAAAATAGATTCAACCATGTCTTGGTCCATATCTAATAATATTTCACATTGTCTTTTCATTTGTTCTAAATTTGAAAAGAACATATATCTTTGAGATTTTTCTTCGTGTGTTTCTCTAATAACTTTTCTAATAATTTGATTTAAATTTCTCATGTCTAATTATTTAACCCATTTACACCACCTAAAGTAACCGCATTTAATTGAATCACTTCAGTTCCATAATTATCCGTCCAAACTGGATGAGGGGGATTAACAGCTACCACAACGGTTGATCCGCTCATATCATCACAAACTTGAACACATATTATTTGTTCTGTGTAAGCACTTCTTGGAGATTCAAAATCAAAAATATTATTGTTATTATTACAATCTTCACAACCAGTAAAAACTGCGATCGCGGTATAACTTGTAGGTGCGGGATCTCTTACCGACGACCCAACAGTCCCACATATTACACCGCTTGTTGGTGAACTAAATGAGATTACCTCACCCGGATTTAGGGTAAGTGATCCCTCATCAACCTCAATTTGGTCACCTCCTTGACAAGGAGCCACATAATATAATGTTGCCATAATTTTTTATTATAAATATCTGTTTATTCTACTTTTTCATTTACGATTTGAAAATTTATTTGTTGTTTGTAAACATTAACTTGACCTGAGGTCGTCACTTTAATATCTATAAAATACTGGTTAGGTATTTTATCTCTCGTATCAAAGATAAAGTAGTATTCATTTGGGGTTCTATTTAACTCCGTCCAATCTTGAACTGTTACTTCTGTTGTTCCTTCTTTTACATAAACTCTATATTGTCCATCGACATTTGGAAGTTGTTTATTAGTTGTATAAGCTTGTTTAATTATAACACCCACTTTTCTAATGTCGGTATTTAAAATCTTTTCATTTTGTTTTATTCCATAATAAGAAAACCCGTATTGTGATGGATCGTTTGTTGATGTTCCAATTTGTATTGATTTTCTAAATGGATAAACAGTAAATTCGTTTATTTGATTTTGTAAACTAAAACCATTTAGTTTTAAATTTGACCAAATATCAGTAAACATACAAGGAGTTTTATATCCTGTTAATGGTGGAATTGTTACCTCATAAACTCCTTTAGTTTTTAAACAAGTTGTTAAATTCTGCAATCCTTGTATTGGTATACCTCCCGAATCAGAAATAGAAACTAATGGTGTTTCGTCTAAATTTTTAAAATCACCATCTTCATAGATATATAAATAAAGTTTGTTTACTTTCCCTAAACTAAAATTATTTCTGTCATCATTGATTATATCATCGTAGGTTGTGAGTAGATATGGTTCATAGAATGTTTGTGTGTGTCTTGTAAAAAACCCAACCGAATAACTACCCGTTGTTCCCCTTAAATTCTCTACATCAGGTAAGTATGCGATTCCCCATCCTGTGGATCCAGTAATTGTCCCATTAAGAATCATATTAATTTCATCTGTCATGTCAAACTCAATATTTTCATTACCAAACTCAAAATGTTGTATATCTAAAATTGTGATAGATGAAAAAGGAACCGAACCTAAATTTAAATTATTATATATTCCTTGTTGTTGCCAATTATTTATTGTTGTTCTTTGAAACCAATTTGATGGTCTTTCTGAATAATCTCTGTTTGGACCTAAAGGTTCCCCATAATCATAAAAATCATACCCAACACCTTCATCCCAATATTGAGGTTGATTATCATCAAAATCTATTGGTGGTATTCTAAAAAGTATTAAATCAAACGATGTTGCCCTAAGACTACCGTCAGGCATAGATGTATTTAATAATTCTTCATTAAACGATGAGGTGTTTGTCATCTTTAATACGTGTGTGGTTTGGTTTGTGCATCCTGTTGATATTACTCCAGTTGCCGATTTTTCTTTTAGAAGTGTTAAATCTAAATCAAAAATAAAACGAGAATAACCTATTGGACTTGAGAGACCACCATCACCATAATAAAGTTGTGTAACAGGATTTCTACCAGTATTAACATAACTATTTAATACGATAGTATTGTTTCTACTAAAATAAGAGTTATTGATTGACATTTACTTTTTATTTATAAATATCAATTA